CGTATGCAGAATTAGTCTTAGCTGAAAGATATGCTCGTAAAGTAATTGAAAACTATACTGGTCAAAATTTTTATCCCTATGACGAGACGCACCTAGTGTATGGAAACGATTCAGACACTTTAATATTTAACTCTAAATTAATTCAAGTACACAGAATGTATGCCAACGACTACCTTCTGTTGGATGCTTTAGCTACCCCTAAAGTTAATAACTGGGGAAGATCGGTAAACGTTACTGAAAACGGCTTTGGGTTAAGGATAGATAGAACGTCTGCTTTAGACAATACAGTATATACTGCCAATGGAATGATTCCTCCTAGCATTCATGACTCTGTAGACTTCTTTAAACAAGGTGATAGGTATCAGGTGTATGCAAGATTTGGATACGAAGAGGTTCCAGACGAAGTAGAGTTAGCATGTATAGAATTAATGAAAGATTATTTTTCAAAGGATTTAGCCTGGAAGAATAAGTATATTAAAAAGATTTCAACATTTGACTGGGATTTTGAATACTCTGGAGAGGCAACCTCTGGAACTGGTAATTTATATGCAGATCAATTGCTATCTAATTACGTAATTTCTCAGGTCATGTTGTTGTAATGAATGAGTTAATAGAGTCAGTTCTTTCCATGTACTTAGACGTTTATCGTCAGTCAGATATGCAAGACCCAGATACGGGAGCTATTAAAAGAGAATGGAATTATTATAAAACAGTTAATTGTCACGCCAAGGGCGTAATTAGTAATTCTGCAACAACCAGATCAAGCGACAAACAGGTGTTTAGCAATAAGTACCTTAATGATCAGATTATTCAAGTTAGAACATCTGAGAGGCTTATAGCAAGAGAAAAAGTTACGAACATTCGTGATCGAGAAGGTAACCCAATTTGGACAGAGATTAACTTTCCAAGTGAAACCCCTACGGTATTTGAAGTTATAGGAACAACTCCAATTACAGACCCCTTCGGCAGAGTCATAGGATACAATTCTTCAATGAAGAGATCGGAGAACCAACAAATTGGACAATAGCGGATTACTGGTTCAGGTATCAAGCGGACTAGAGAGAATGATGTATGCAAACCAAAGCGGACCTCTTAAAGACAGTACAGTAGCTCAGATATCAGCTTTTGTGTATTATGAGGCAGCAGTCATATCTAAATTAACAACAAACAAACAATTTCAAAATGCATTTACTAAAGTAATGTTTGATCAGATAAATTTAGATTTTGGAAATTATATAGACGCATTAGCTAGATCTAGGCCTAAGTCCTTACACCATGTTTATGAGTGGAAAAAGACTGGTAATAAAACAGCAAGACTTTTTAAGCTTAACAAGTTGTCTGCAGAAGGATTGTCTTTTAGAATAGACTATGATCTGCTTCCTTCAACATCTATGGTTCCTTCAGCAAACGGAAGAAGAAGACACGTATTCGCAAACAAGGCTTCAATTATGGAAGCAGGTAAGCCTTTAGTAATTAGACCAAAAAATTCTGAAAGATTAGTTTTTGAAGCTGATGGAGAAACAGTATTTATGCCAAAGGGTATGCCAGTTACAGTAAAGAGACCTGGTGGATCTGCTGCAACAAATCAATTTAATTTAGCTCACTCAAGATTTTTTAGCGGAAGATTAGTAAATGAATCTATTAAGAGATCTGGATTCCAAAAAATATTTAATTCAAGCATGACTAAAGCACTAAGAGTTCCTTCTAATATTAAAAAAGTTCAGTATTCTTTTTCTGCAAATGCTATTAGGTCTCAGGCAGATGCTGCTCTTACAGCGTCATTTGGCGGTGTAATGTGACAGCAAACTATAAACTAGATGCAATGATAGAGTTAAGAAAGTACCTCTGGAAAGAGCTGCATACTAGAAACATATTTGATGAGGATGACTACTGGTCAGATAATTTAAATGAAAATATTATTCCAATTATTCCAGTTCAGCAATCAGCAGAAATGAATCAATTTTTGAGCGGGAAAAAACACATAGTCTACGACAAGATAGGAATGTCTTATGAGGACAACTGGCTAATTTGTTGTGAACAGATACTTTTTACAATATACTCAACGGATATATCAGAAATTAATGAAATTAGAAACTACATGACAGATGAGTTCAGGCGTGTTGATGAGTCTGCTAGAAGCATCAATAAATGGACTGGGCTATCAGATAAGTTTAAGTTCCACGCAGTTTATATAGCCGACATATCTCCAACAGCCCCCTCAGAGGAGCTACAGGGATTCTTTGCAGCCGAAGTCATACTAGAAATCAAGTATTCAAGAATTACAGACGGTCAGGGCAGGTTCCTTTAAGGTTTGCCTTTTTACCCATTATGGAATAAACTTATCCTAAGAGGAAAGAAGCCTAGCCAGCTTTAATTTAAGATTTTAAGAAAATATATATATATTGAAATATAGGAGGTAAGAAACACATGGCACAAAACGCAGGTAATGCTAAAAATATTCTCGTAGGTGCATCCCCGTTGTTCATTTCAAACATTGACTCAACAACTTCAGGATACGCAACATATGAGAATTCCGAGCCAGGAACAACAAATGCTTCAGCATTTGCTACAGGCGTATCTTATACAGATACCCTTAACGCAAAAGATTCTGGAACATTCTACTACAGAAACGTAGGTTTTACAAACAACGGTTTGCAGATCACTTACAACCCAACATATGATTCAGTAACAGTGGATCAGCTTCTTGATACAGCTAAGCTGTTCAAGTCAGCGATGGAGGTTATGATCGCAACTGAAATGACAGAAGGTACACTAGAGAACGTTCTAGTTATTTTTGGTCAGCCAGATGATCCAACTAACAATACCGCAATTTCTCAGAATAACACAATTATTTCTACAGGAACTGGTACATCAAAGAAGGATACCCTTGGTATTGCAGCAGGAGCTCTTGGTATTGCACCAACAGAGCGTCAGCTTATTGCAGTTGGTCAAGCACCAACTACAGCAGGTGCTCAGGTAGAGCGTGTATATTATGCACGTCGTGTTTTGTCAGTGCAGCAATCAGCTTTCACATTGGCAAGATCAGCCCCAACTACATTCCCAGTAACATTCCGTCTACTCCCAACCGCTATGAGCGGCTACGAAGGACAAGAATACGGTAAGATCGTTGACCGTGTATTGGTTGTATAATAATTAAATAATTATCTACAGGGCCCCCAAGAAATTGGGGGCCTTTGTGGTTGTATTAGTATATTTCTTTTAGTATAATGATTAGGACTAGATCCAAGGAGGATTAAATTGGCAACAACAGTATATGATGTAGAAGAGGTACAGCTACAAAACGGGCAGACCGTAAAGCTAAAACCACTATCAATTAAAGAACTTCGTAAGTTCATGGTAGCTATCAAAAAGACAGCAGAATCACAAACAGAGGATGATACACTTAATATCCTTATTGATGCATGTGCAATTGCACTAGAAAAACAACTACCAGAGTTGGTAGCAGACAGAGAAGCATTTGAAGATGCTATTGATGTTCCAACAATGAACCGCATTCTAGAAGTTTGCGGAGGAATCAAACTTGACGACCCAAACCTACTAGCGGCAGCGGTTCTGGCTGGTCAGAACTAGATTTAGCCGCTTTAGAAGGAGAAGTTTTTCTTTTAGGACATTGGAAAAATTACGATGAACTTGAAGAAAATTTATCAATGCCAGAACTTATTAATACTCTAAAAGCTTTAAAGAAAAAGGATCATGAAGACAAAAAGTTCTTTGCATCCTTAAAGGGAGTGGAAATAGGTGAGTACGAAGATGATAAAAAAGGAGGCCCTAGTTTCGAAGACATTCGTTTGAGAGCAGCAGGTATAAATGCCACTAGCAACGATGTTGTTTCGCTACAAGGAAATTTCGCAGCGCAAGCTGGATTTGGAATTGGAGCGGGATTAGGATACTCCAGGGAGTAGTTTAATATAAATGGCTGACGAAACAATCAGTACCAAGATAGTCGCTAACGCTGACTTTTCAGCCCTTATTGCCGATGTGCATAAGGTTACGGCTAGCCTATCCAAATTACAGGAACAATTAGCTAACTCAAATAAGATGATGGCAAATCAAATTGCCGTTATGAATAGATCATTTTCAGATACCCTTAGAAGTACTGGACAGTTCTCAACACACTTTGTAAGTCTACAATCAGATGTAGAAAAGTTTGGAAAGAATTTAGATGGCGGAAAATTAAAGCTAAATCAATATTTTAATACTTTTAGGGATCATGCTAGAACTTCTGGCGGACTTATAAGAGATTTAGCAAAACAACAGGTAGCTCTACAGAACTCAGTATTACAACCGCTAGGCAGAAATGCACAAGGACTTATGCAGTTTAATGTGCATGTTCCAAGAGGTCTGGATGAGGTAAAAAATAAAGCAGCGCTAGCAAGACAAGAACTTCAGATAATGAATAAAGTTCTTCAAGATGGTGCTGGACAACTTATTAACTGGGGTAAAAATACTCAGTGGGCAGGCCGTCAGTTAACAGTCGGATTAACGGTCCCACTCATGGCTTTTGGAGCACAAGCTGCTAAAGCATTTAGAGAAGCAGATCAAGAATTAGTTCGTTTAACTAAGGTTTATGGAGACGTTGCAGGAACATCTGCACAAGAGCTTGGAAAAGTTCGTAGAGATGTTACAGAAACTGCAAAACAAATATCTGCAGCAATGGGTGTTAGCTTTAAAGAAACAATTGGATTAGCAGCGGATATTGCAGCAACTGGAAAAACTGGTAATGAGTTACTAGGTTCAATTCAAGAAACTACCAGATTAGCGGTACTTGGTGAAGTAGATCGTCAAGAGGCTATGAAAGCAACACTAGCTATTCAGTCAGCGTTTAAACAAAATACAGATGAGCTTTCAGAATCAATTAACTTCTTAAACGCAGTTGAAAACCAAACATCAACAACTCTAAACGATTTAGTAGAAGCAATTCCAAAAGCTGGTCCAGTTATTCAAGGATTGGGCGGAAGCGTACAAGATTTAGCTCTTTACTTAACAGCGATGCGTGAAGGTGGAATTAACGCATCAGAAGGTGCTAATGCACTAAAGTCAGCACTTGCTTCTTTGATTAACCCAACAGATGTTGCGGTAGGTAAATTTCAAACTTTAGGAATTGATCTTCTTGGAATTGTAAACAATAATGCTGGCAATTTGACTGGTACCTTGATGGCACTACAGGGAGCTTTGGATAATTTAAATCCGCTTCAAAAACAACAAGCAATTGAACAATTATTTGGTAAGTTTCAATTCTCAAGACTTAATGCATTATTTGAAAACTTGGGAAGACAAGGTAGCCAGACACTACAAGTACTAGATTTAATGAAGGCCTCATCTTCTGAACTGGCTCAAGTTGCTGATCGAGAGTTGTCAGCAGTAACAGAATCCGCTTCTGGTAAGTATAGAAGAGCATTAGAAAGCCTTAAGGCTTCGCTGGCCGAAGTAGGAGAACAATTTTTAACAATAAATACAGTATTAATTCAGGTTATAGATAAAGTTGTTCAGTTTGCAAACAATCTACCTAAACCAGTTAAACAGATACTTGCTTTATTAGGCGGATTTACTGCAATTATTGGACCAGTAATTATGCTTACGGGTGTGTTGGCAAACTTCTTTGGATATTTACTAAAGGGTGCTGCACACATGAAGGCATTCTTTAAAGGTGGAGAAGGATGGAAGTATCTAACTCCAGAAATGCTAGCAGCAGAAAAAGCTGGTAAATTAGTTGAACAGTCTTTCTACAGCGACGCTAAAGCGGCGGCAGTATTACAGCAAGCTTTAAGAAACCTACTCGATGAATTTGCAATGCTAGAGGCAAAAGCAAAATCAGGAGCAATGGCAGTAAATCCAGCAGTTAGCACAATGGCAGGCAATTTAGTAATGGCTGCAGGCGGACAAAGAGTTGTTAACAAAGATCACCCACTAGCTGGAGATTATGGAACAAGAGCAAGTTCTCATATGGTTTCAAGAGTTGGAAGAGATCCAGCATCACAGACAATGTTTGGAATGGTTCCAGGAGCAATTCCAGTAAACGCAGCAATAGGTCAAAATCCACAAATTTATATGAACGAGCCTTTGCCAAATGTTCCTGGATTAACAACAGTAAAGGGAGTTTCTACAGGTATTGTTTCTGGAGAAGCAGCCCGATGGCATGCAATGATGGCAACATTAGGTATGCAATCAAAAGCAGAAATTGAAACATTAAAGAAAACAATTGCTGCAACTGGAACCGTAAGCAAAGAGTTTATGATGCAGTTCGATGACATTTTGCCAGTTGTTTCAAAGCTTACAGATAACGCAGCAAGAGAGTCCGCAATGATTGTAGCAGAACTTCGTGCAGGCAAATTAACGGTTGAATCTGCTAGAGCAAAGATTGTTGCTCTTAATTTACAAACTGAGCAAATGATTGCTTCTTCTGTTTCTGCATCAGCAGCATCAATGGGCAGAACAATTAATCCTACAATGGTACCTACTTTAAATCAGCCAGTAGTAGATGCCGCTGGTAAGTCTAATATGAGAGAATTATTTAAAAAGGGTAGGACAAGAGATTTTGTTAATAGAATTGCTGGCGTACTTGGTGTAAGAACATCTGGCGCTGGGTATAATATTGAAACAACAATTCCTAAAAAGTTTGCTATGGGTGGCCCAGTATATCTAAACAGCGGAAGCGATAGATATAGACCTTCTATGTCAAGACAAGTAAATAGACTACTGGCAGAGAGGCAGCTTGCACAAGCTCAACCTTCTGGAACAGATGTTGTTCCAGCAATGCTTACCCCAGGAGAGTACGTTGTTCGTGCATCATCTGTAACACCACAAACACTACCCCTACTTGAAGCCTTGAACAAAGGTGGACCAGAGCATTTATCTGCTCAAATGCTTTGGCAATCTACAGCGTTAAACCAGGGCTTAGAGGGAAGGGGTGTTGGTGGAAATGCTCCTATGGTATTAAGTGGAAGAAACATTGCATCAGACTATAGAGGATTAAGATCTTCAGGGTTACCACCAGTCTCATTGCTTTATCAAGCAGGTCAAGAACTTGGATATGATAAAAATAAATTACGTTTTCATTTAAATAATTACGAAAAGGCATTGTCTCAAAGACTGGCTTCATATGGAAATCGTGTTTTATCTAAACAAGAACTAGAATTTATGCAAGAAAATCTGTTAAAGAGACACGCTGCTCAATTATTTAGAGTAGACCCAGCATCAGGCGCAAAAATTAATTTCTTTCAAGAAACTTCATTAATGGGTTCACGTAGAGTTAACGGAAAAGGCGGAACAGGTTTTGTTGGCGGAATAATGAGAGCGCTACTAGGAACTTCTAGCGGGTTCAGCGGTGGACAAAACGAAACACATTTAGGGATAGCGCAAGAGTTACTAGATAATCCAGTTTATTCAATTGATAAAGACGCTGGAAAAATGACCCATATTCCTAGTGGAACAACCACAGACCCAAGAGCAAACAAGATGACCCTGGGAAGAATGTTTGGCGTACAAAAAGGTCATTTAGGATCAAAGATGTGGGGATCAGTATCAGCAATTTTAGGTAAGCTAGGGCAGGTAAGAAGGGGTGTTCCTTTACAAATGTCTGCTGGAGGAATGGTTCCAAGATATAACATGGGCGGAATGGTTCCATCTCCAAACGGACAAAAATATAATATGGGCGGAATGGTTCAAGGATATAATCGTGGTGGCATGGTTAGAAGTATGCTTGGTGGAACTGGAATTGCAATTGGCGGACAGATGCTTGGTTCTCAAATAGGTGGCGGACTAGGAACAGCAATATCAATGGGCTCTGGCCTACTTGGGTCAATGTACTCATTTGGCGGAATGAGCGGCGGAGCAGAAGGAGGTCAAAGAGGAATATTTGGAAGACAAATGGATAAGATTCCAGCACAGCTAAAACAACCTGTTGGACCACTTAATAGTTTATCTGCAGCAGCATCAAAAACCGCTGGTAGTCTTTCAGGAATTGCCAGAGTATTTGGACCACTGCTTAAAGGATTTAGTTCACTTCTAAGGCTTACAAGCCCACTAGGATTGGGTTTGACTGCTGTTGGAGCAACTGTGGGATTCCTTATTAAAAAGCATAAAGAGCATACAGAAGAATTAAGAGTGAATAGAGCGGCATTTGGAATGACTGCAGATGCAGCTCAAAAAGCTGGATATAAATATACTGATTATAATAAGCAAATAAAAGGAGCAATAGAAGATGCTAAGGCATTGAAGGCTCAAAATAAAATGATTTATGAAAGCATGACAAATGCTAACGTTCCAATTAAAATGACTATTGAGCAATACAAGAAACTCAAAGAGCAAGTAAAGTCTACTATGCAAGACTACATCAAACTATTTGATCAAACAGACAGAAAAGATGTTGGTCAAGTAGCAATTCAACTTAAAGCTCAATTTATGGCAGCAGGAGATTCAGCAGAAGAAGCAACGGCAAAGATATACGCTTTAATTGCAGAATCTAAAAATGCCTCATTGGCTGGAACTGCAATTGGAAATAAAGCTTTCCAGGGAATACAAACTCTTCAAGATGCAGCAATTCAAACAACAAAAACATTTGAAGCGGCAATGATTGCTTCTGACACTAAGGGTCAGGCATCAGCAATACTAAACTCATTTGAAGCAATTAATGGGTCTATTTCTGAAACAATTAGAAAGAGCGAAGAAGCGGCTGCAAAAAATAAATCTGCAGTAAAAACAGTAGGAGAAGCAACTACTGAACAAATAGACAAGATTAATGATTCTTATAAAAACCAAACACATCTTACAAGGGGAGTAATTGATGAAATTGGAAAAACCAGCCCAGAGTTGGCCAAGACACTAAACTCTACAGACACCCTTGTTTCGGCGTGGGCAAAGTATCAGTTGCTTGTTCAAGGTGTTAATATAGATGTTTCTACTCTTAGCGGCACAGCAGCAGTTGCTGCAGCAAAGCTTTCTTCAATTATTACAAGTACTGTAAAAACAACAGGGGCTGTTGGAGCACAGTATAAAGAGTACGATAGGTTAAAGGGAAAGATCAAAGATCTTGAAAAGGCACAAAGAGGCCAGTCTGCAAAGGCTCAAATAGATAGCAGAGACGCAATTGCTTCTCTTAACAAACAAATAGAGAAAATTAGAAAAGCTGCTCAGGATAAAATTAATGGAATTCGTAAAGCAACTGAGGCGGAAAATACTCAATTAGAAATTCAAAAAGCTCAACTAAGAGCCCAGCAAGCACTTGCCACAGGAAACATGACGGCATATGCAGAAGAGCAGATGGGAATAGAACAATTACTAAATGATGCTAATCGTAAGGCGGCAGAAGAAGCAATTCTAACTAAGGCAGAACTTGAGATTAAGCCTCTTCAAGATAAGATAGATAATCTTTCTAAGAAAAATCAGGACCTGGCAGACAAAGCAGCCCTTGCAGGCGATAGTCTAGTTGGACTACAAAAGAAGGCTCAGACCCTTAATGATAATTTAACCGCATACACAACAAATCTTTCTAATGTTATATATGGTTTGCAAAACATTCCTAAATTTAAAGATAGCCCAGAATACCAAGAAGCCTTGGTTGCCCTAGGAGAGTTTGGTAAAAAACTTGGTATTACAGAAAAGCCAGAATCTATAATTGATCAAATGAGCAAAGCCCTTAAAGAAATTCATGCAGATGAAGTTACTCTGTATACTGGTCAAATTAAGACTGGAAGAGTTTCTTACACAAAACAAAATCCTTTTAGTCCAGTTGATGAAGGAATTACTGGATTAACAAATACAAAAAATAAAGCAGGAATCTATGTGCTAGACGACCCTAGTAAAAGAAAAGTTGTTGAAGAAGGTAATCTAGACGATGATGATATATTCGTTTATCAGGGCAGATACTACAGAGTAAAAAATGCTGACTGGAGAACTGATCCAACTACTGGCAAGAAAATGCTGGTAAATGATCCAGACGTTGTTGCTGGAGACAGAACAAGCAAATCCCTTGGAGGCCCATTTGCGGCAGGAGATAAGCTCTTAGTAAATGATAGAAGAAATTCTTTAGGGTATCAGCAAGAGGGTATTGCAATAGATCCTAATTTCTCAGGAACTGTATATCCAAATATTGCTACTATGCCTAGATTTGATCTTCCTACACAGACTAAGCTTAATGGAGTTAATATATCAAATAGCCCAAATAGCAATAATCTGTATAATATAGATATTAACTTAAACGGAACAAACGTAACTGCAGATGATGTGATGCGTAAGTTTAAGCAAGAGCTTGCACTAGTTAGTGCTAAAGAAGGACCTAGCAAGTACGTAGGAGGAGCAATATAATGAGCATGTATCTACCTAGAGGATCAATTTTGAGCATAGAAGCCAAAGACCTACTAGCCACTCCTGCTGGAACAACTAAAATATGGAATAAGGTTACTGAGCATAATAGATCAGATTTAGGTTTTTCTATTGATAGAATTGAAAAAGTAGTAAGAACATCTAACGGAACTTTAAGAAAAAATTACATAGCTGATAAAAGAAAGTTCTCAGCTTCTTGGTCTATGTTGCCTTCATATAGGACATTAACGGTAGATGGAGCATGGGGAGCAGAAGACCTTAGATCATTCTACCTAAGCGAAGAAGGGCAGCAGTCATTTAAAATTAGAATTAATTTAGCTAAAAATGGTACCGATCAAACATCTTCTGGGTATGAAGAATATACTGTAATATTTGGAGGCTGTAATTTTTCAGTTGTTAAGCGTGGACTACAACCACACTGGAATGTATCTATTGAGTTGGAAGAAGTATAATGATTATTGCCCCAGCTGTCAAAACATTACTAGAACAAAATACAACTGTTAAAACAAATATAGGATGTACCGTAGAATACAATATGAATTCAATGGTAGACAACATTATTGTTACTGGTTCAGAATATACTAGTCCAGATGGATCAAAGCCTTATAAAAAATTATTTCCTGCTTCTTCTGTTATAAAACCATTCAGACCAATTGGCGCTGGAGTTAAATACGGAGTGTTTGGAGATGTAGATTTAAATACATGGAAGGATCCTAAGAATATAGATTATCCATTAAGCTATAGAACTTATTATGCTGGCTCAGATACTTACTATAAGTATTGGTTATCTGAAAGAAATTCTGGAGCTAATGTAAATATTACATATCCTCAAACAGTATTAACCAATAAGATAGTTGTTAGATTTGAAATATCTCATTCTATTCCATCTACATGGACTATATCAAAAGAAGGCGGATCAACTTTAGCTACAGGAACTAGTGCTGATATAAAGCCATTCACAACAAGCGGATCTAAAAACTATGATGCTGGAACATTAACTATTTATTACAATGGCAGTACCTGGACTACAACTGAACCAACTACATTGGCAACCCCTACTTCAATATCAGCACTATCATTATCAACCTCTGGAACTTTTGGTTTACACGTAGGGGTAATTGAACTATCCCCTAGATGGGTTGCAGATATAACCCCACACATTGTAGACTTCTCTATTGCCCAAGAGTCTTCGACCAGCCCAGACGATATTCTTCCAGTAGGTAAAGTGTCGGCAAACTCAATGTCAGCCAGTTTAATTTCTTACGAGTCTGCAAGAAAAATAATTTCATACGAAAAGGGAACAGCCTTTAATTCTTCCAACTTATATATGTACAAGAATGTAGAGCTAAACCCATATATTAAAGTTTATTATTCTGGGGCTCCGTTATCTGATACTGGAGGAAATTATGAAAAGGTAAAGCAAGGCACTTTCTATGTAAATAACTGGACCACTTCTGAATTTGGAGATATTAATCTAGACGCACTTGACGGAGCCAAGATTCTTCAAGATATCATTTCTCCTGGATTAGTATGTAAAGATACTTCTGCCATAGGTATTATTAGAAAACTATTAGACAATGTTGGGTTTACAAGCTATAACATAAACTATAAAACAGACCTTACTGGTAAAATAACGGACAAATCAATTTTAAGTCCTATATACTGGTGGACAGATGATTCTAAAAACGTATGGAGCTGCATACAAGAAATTTGTAGAGACTCTCAGATGGTAGCCACATTTGATGAAAAAAATATTTTGCAGTTTTATACTAGAGACTATTTGGTTTCTCAAACCACACCACATTGGAATTTTAAATATGCAAAAGATGGGAGCACCCTGCCCAACATTATATCTCTTCAGAAAAGAGATTTGCCAGCAGCTAATCAGGTAAAAATTTTATGGAACCCAACAACAGCTAGTGAGTTTCTAGGAAGTGCACAGCCTTTATGGAAATCTGGATCATCTTATCTAGGAGCATATTCTTTAAACACTCCACTTTCCTCTACATCTGCAGCTGGAGACTGGATAAGCTTATCACCTATTACAGTTAACCAGCAGACTAATCAAATTATTTATAACTACTCTGGTTATTTAGTTATTGATTCTGAAATTATAGAGTATGATGCAATCGAGTATCAATATATAAATAAGCTAGGCACAATAACAAAAATACCTATAGAAAAAAATAGCGATTTGCAAAAATTTGCAAATGATGTATCTTTATTAATTCCAGCAAATAAGGCTTACGGACAAACTGGTCGAGTTAGAATAAAATCAAGAGGAGCCTTTGGAACAACCGCAGCAGCACATACCGCAGCTGGATCTGGTGCAGCTTCTGGATGGAATGGCTACAATAATATTTTTAAAACTAATTCTTCAACAGATACAACAGTTGTTAGCAGTACACCATCAAACGTAGCTTGGTCAATTGCAACTCCTCCAACACTAGAGTCTACTCCCGTAGAAACAACTACCCCTTCAGTTAAAAAAATTCAAAAATCTTTATTTCAAATAACATGTGATTCTATAAATAAAAATTTAAATTCTGTAGCCGTAAAAAATTTAGGCGCAGACGTTACTGGCAAGTACTACACATTTGGCACAGGAATGTTTTTTAAAAGCACCGTAAAAGATGTAGATGCTGCTGGCGGAATTGGATTTTTTACTAGCAATAATGGGATGACTGGATACTATGTTTCTATGGAAACAACCAGCAACCTAGCCGACAGTGGATCAGACAGGGCTCTTGGAATATTTAAAGTAGTTAACGGCGTAAAAACTCCTTTAACAGATTCTCAAAATGAAAAACAAAAAACTCTTAATTACATTGCTGGTTCTATTTCTTATAAAGTAGATATTCGTGTAAATTACGATTCAGTAGCAGGTGCTGTTCTTATAGATGTATTTATCAATAACTTTAAAATATCAGCCCTAGATACAACTAACATTATATCTCCAACTTCAAATATAGCAATTTATTCGAGTACTGGGTCGGCGTTCTTTGATTACGTATATGCCGTCCCATTAAATGAAGAGCAATATAAAAATGGTATTATGCAAGATCAATACTATGGTCGATTTGGCTCTACAACATTAAACTTTCTTTATGGAGAAAAGCTTACTAGTAATTTTGAAAAATCTACGCTACCAGGTGGAAAGGTAGATGAATTTGGTACGGTTGCCAGAGAACTAAGAAAAATTAGTATTAAATATGATTCTCGTCCTGGTTTTCCAATATTTCCAAGTACTGGGCTAAGCCAGTATGTAGAGGTGCTAGGATCAAGACTAACATCATTTGGGGCAGAGGTATATGTTTTAAATAATGCGGGCACATTTGTTCCCCTAGACGATTCTCAATTTGCATCATTTAGCATTATTGGAAATACAGTGGTTCAGTCTGGACAAAATGAATACTTAGATAAAACCATTAATGAATTTAGTAACCCAGAGCAAGTGACTTTTGAATCAACATGGATTCAAACTGAAGATGACGCTAAATCATTATCTGATTGGATTAAAGATCAATGGTCTAAAAAACAATCTGTATGCGAGCTAGAAATATTCTCCAACCCCTTGATTTCGGTAGGAGATCTTGTTACAATTAGCTATCCCTCTAATGGTTTAGACGGAACGCAAAAATTTATAGTATCCAATGTAGACACTAGCTTTGATGGGGGGATAAATACCAAAATAACTACTAGATCAATTTATAGTTAATAAATGGTATAATAAAAAAATGGCAAAGCAATCCAAGACTTCTTCCAGTTCACAACCAACGGCAGCTCCGCTAGCCACGGTTGCAGACTCTCTTTTAGCCAATACTACCAACTCAAACTATCTAGCTTTTCTAAATGCTAATGCAGCGGCGGCCAGATTGTTTGGACAGCAATCAGAAAGCAATTTAAATGTTTTAGAAGAAGTTGAAGAAGAAGAATTTAATCCAGACGATATAAATATAGATGATGAGACTAGCGGAAACTCAACACCGTTGCTATCTGATATCAAGGTTTTATCTAATACAGTAGTATACGATGCTGCAAATAATCCTAGCGTTAGAGTTGTGTTTAGGGTTACAAATAGCAGCGGAAAAGTTCTTAAAGGCGTAGATGTTAAGAGGACAAAACAATGATAACTAAATTTGGAAAAAGATTTTTAACTAATTCTTTGGCTGGAAACAACTTGATTTCTTCCAAAGAGCTTGCATTTGGAATAGGGTCAACAACTCCAAACATTAAGGGAAATGATACAAGGCTAGAGTTTGAATTCTATAGGCTTCCAGTAGAGTTTTCTAGTATTGACATATCTCAAACTGGAGTTGATGGAGACGGAGACGCAGTTTTTTCTTATGGAATTATTTATAAAGCAACAATACCTCAAGATATTTCTGGAGTTATATCTGAGATAGGATTATATCCTGGAGGAAGATCTTCTATAAATAACTTTGATAGCCAATTTGTTACTTCATTTACAAATAATTTTAATTGGTTTGACGGCACAAGCAATCCAGTTCTTCAAAGCAATACTCAAGATTCTACTGGGGCATATACATTTTTATCTAAAATCAGTGACTCTACTGTAAGAATAGACGCAGCATCGGGAAGCACAAAAGAGTACACAAACTCTTTAGTATCTTATGATATATCTGGATATAGCGTTAATGATTCGATCTCGATTGCTTATAAAAAAGCGGACACCAATCTTTCTAAAATTCGTATTAAATTTTACAGCTCACCAACAGCGTATTATCATATAGATTTTACTCCATCTTCTGGAACTGGAGATAAAATTCAAAATCTATCTTTAAGCAACTTATTTGCAAATTATACTGCTGCTCCTAATTTACCAGATCCTTCTTCAATTACTAAAATTGGAGTTGAGGTAACAGCAACTGGTGGAGCGACTACAGTTTATTTTGATGGAATTAGACTTAATGATGAGGATACATTCGATCCCTCATACGGAATTATTAGCAGATCTATATTATCTACGCCACTAATCAAGAAACCTGGAAGACCAGTGGATATAGAATATAAGTTATTGTTGGAGTTCTAAATGGTTTTAAAAGCATTTGAAGAAGGCGGCGGCAAGGTAATCCAGCCAGACTTAGCAAGCAAGACACAACTAACAACAGATCAATTATACTTTGATGTTCCAGTCACTGGTTTATTGCTAGATACACCATATGCATTTCAATTTCAATGGATATATGAAGATAATACTAGAAGTGGTTGGTCTCCTGGATTTAAGTTAACAACTGCTAAAATCCCTACTTTAACTGCACCTAAATTTTTAAATACAGACTTAACTTATTTTAATGGCCAGCTTATTATCTCTTGGAACGGTCAAGATGCTAATGGAAATGCCTACACAAAAGCATTTGATAGAATTAATGTTTACATAAAAGACGAAACATTAATTGGCTCACCGTATAGGCTAGTTGGATTTTTAAAATCTGCTGGATCCATAAGAGTAGCAGTGCCGCCAAGGGCGCACAGTGTTAAGCTAACAGTAGTTTCTGTTGACGGAGTTGAGTCTCCATTCAGCACTGCCCAATTTGAAACTCCAAAACTTATCCCAAATACTTTACCAACTGCATTATCAGCAGAGTGGGTTGGTTCAAATTTTAAATTAAATTGGACCCATAATCCCGCAGAAGAATTTTTTAGTTATTATAGAATAACACTAACCTCAACAAGTGGTAATACTTCAAGGGTAGTTGAAATTGTTCCAACATCAGGAGTATCTGCTCAATCTTATGTTCTTAGCTTATCTCAAAACAAAGCTATGTTTGGATTAGTTCAAAGAAATATATCTGCAACAATAAAAACTGTAAATATATATGGAAATGAAGGAGCTGCTTTATCATTTCCATTATCAGCTTACGCAAGCAGTCTTCCAGCTGCAACAATTACCGCTTCTCCAATAAGCAATGGTTACAGCGTTTCTTATACTATACCAACTAATGCAAATTTTTCTAAAATAGAAATACAAGAAGTTGAGTCAAGCGCTAGTACGGCTCCAACAACTGGATTTTCAGATATATTTTCTGGATCAACTAACCCAGCAGTTGTAATTGTTCCAAATACAAATAAGCGATGGGTCCGTGCAAGATTTATGGATGACACCGAAGCATTTGGTAGCTACGGTGCTGCTGTACAAGTAGAACCAACAAGCCCTGTTGTTGTAGATAACACTGGCCCAGATAATGTTTCGTCAGTAACAGCAGTAAGTGGAATTGATACTAGCGGATATTTAGGGTTTAATGCATACGCAGACATATCTTGGCCAGCTGTTACAGGTGGTGGATTACGTGGATACAGAATTAGATTTAGTAATGATAACAATACAACATTTTCTTATGTAGATTCTCCAGGATCTGGAACTACATACAGGCTAGGCGGATTAGCAATTGGCGCAACCTATAAGATTGCAGTTGCTACTTATGATGAATACAATAATACATCAACATCATACGTTGCGGGCCCAGATGTTTTAGTCACTGGAACCCCAGCAGTTACTAATTATATTACTGGAGGTCCATTTCAATTTGGTGTTGGTGTTGGTGGGGTTTCTACAAACAAGGGTCTATATTTTGATGCAAGTAACTACTGGTATATCAATGCTTCAAATAGTGCCCGTTTAAAGGTTGGTGGAAGCACCAGTAACTATTTAGAGTGGGATGGAAGCACATTTGCAGTAGATGGAAATATTACAGCAAGACAAGGAACATTTAGCGGAAACGTTTCTATTGCCTCTGGAGGATCTTTATATTCTGGAACCCTTACTCCACAGGGTGCATTAAGTGGTTCTGGATATATATTAAATAATTTAGGTCTTACATTCAACTCATCAACTACAAATGGTATAACAACAATTAATGGATCTACTGGACTTCTCACGACAGCAAGTGCAAACATAGGTGGCTGGAATGTTAACTCTTCTTCTATTAATAAAACTTCTAATCAAGGGACAATAACTTTAGATTCTTCTAATTCTCAAATAAGAGCTTCGAGTGCTAGTTATACTGCAGGAATTGCTGCCCCAGATTTAAATAACGAGGCGGATATCGTTATTTGGGCAGGCGGACCTAGAAGCACCTCTTCTAATTTTTATGTACAGGCAAACGGAACAGTGGTAATGAAGTCAGCTATTATTACTGGATACGCTTCTGCAGATGCTGTAGCAGGACTTGCTAAAACAGACATGAGTAACGTTACTACAATTGATGGTGGCAAAATAACTACAGGAACAATCAAGAGCCAAAATCATTCTGGAACCAATGATGGTTCTGATTTCTCTACTGCTGGAACAGCAATTAATTTAACTGGCGGAGGAATATCGGCAAAGAATTTTAGATTAACTTCTGGCGGGGATGCATTTTTTAACGGAACAGTGTTTTCTAATATATCTCTTTCAGCTCCAAGTATAACTGGTGGAACAATTGGTGCAGCAACAATTACTGTTTCAAATCAAATTACCTCAAGCGGTTTGGTAGCTTATTCAGATTCTGGGTTAGACGGAGATTCTGACGCTAACTCCGATGGCTCAAATGCAAGCAGCGGAGGACTAACTTTAACACCCACCCTTACCCTTGCTAACGGTAAACTTTCATCAGATCAAATACTTAGGTTAGAAAGCACTAGTACGTCTGGATATACAGAAATTTTAGCTGGAGGAACACAATCTGCAATGTTTTCTAGAACTAAATCTTCTCTTTTGTTTACAGAAGGACTTTATCTTGGAGACTTATCAAAATCAAGTACTTCTTCTGTTCAAACAACAAATACATCTCTTAGAGTGCCATGGATAAGCATAGACGCAAGTTTACGTTTAAGAAAAGGAGCACCTTTAGTGTATCCAGGTGGAACTACTGGTGCATATGTTAGAAATATTTATATTAAACAAACAACAAGTAACCCATCACCTACAACAGGTAATGTTGGCGATATTATGATCACGTATTAGGAAAATAAATGGGTCTTTTTTCTAAAGTTGCTAATACTGGTTCTTCAACAGACTGGAGGGTTACAAAAAAAGTATGGGCTAAAGTAAACTCTGGGTGGGTAGCTGCAACAGGTGTTTTTAGCAAAACACTAAATGGCTGGGTAAAAATGTGGCCAGGAAATGCTCCATCTGTTAGATTGTCAGATCCAATTAATATTAGGCTTGGAGGATATAATGGATCTGTAGCAACTAGTCCACAATTATTCTGCAGCACAGATGCGGGCACAACTGGTACATTTTTAAAGTTGTGGGGAAACGACGGATCGTTTGACGGTACAACTCCAATTACAATTTCAAATAGAAGAATGTTATGCTCAGATAATATTGATGGACAAGTAGAAAGATTTAGTTTAACTGGAAATGACACAATTGATTTTTCAACGGTAAGTCAAGCAACCAGAGATCTTGCGGAAGGGTATTATATATTTTACCAGCTACTTGCTACAAACGTAGATGGTACATTGGATGCATATTCTCAACCGATTAAAGTTATTAAAAGAAAACCAGCGCTAGTTAGCTATACAGTTCTTTCCGAGTCGGGTGGAGTTTTAACTGGAGAGAGTGGATTTGGCGTAGGAGATATAATTGAAGTAAATGCTCAAATAAGGTGGGGGTGGTGGATTCGTCCAGGTGGTTATCTAGGAGGAACTCCAGTTTTAAGATGGTGGAGAAATACAAGCAAGTCTCCAGGTGGAACATTATTAAAAGAAATTAATATTGAAACTGGATATGACTATGTTTCTGGGTCATATGATTCAACTTATTTATCTAATACAAATACCTCAAATGTTTTAACAATATATAGCAACTATACAGTTGGCTCTAACCCACTTTTAGCTGGAGAGTATATAGTTGCTCAATTATATTTAGAAAATTCATATACATCTCATTATGCATCTCCAGTAAGTTATTATGGAACAACTGGTTCTGTTCCTTCTATAACAAGTTTAGAAATCAAAGGAGTTGAAGGATATGCTGAATATGTTATGGATAATCAATCTACTCCAAGAATTATATCTGATGGCCTAATAGAGATAGTTGCTGAAGTAGCTGATTATGAATCTGGAACGACATTTAATTTTGAGCCAAGGATGTACAACGCTGATACTGGGTCTAGTATTACTTACATAAATTATACTACTGGTGCATCAATTTCTAGTAGCGATTTTCCAACAGATTTATCTCCAACTAGCATAACTACATCTGGAACAACGGCAACAGTAAAATGGCAAACATCTATTCCAGCTAATGGAAGCACTGTTACACCTAGCGGACCGACCTTTGGTGGAGGACAAGCAAGGTACTACTTTGAATTTAGAGTTAGCGCAACTGCCCCAGGAAAAGCTACAAAGTACTACGTTGGAACAGTAAAAAACATGGGTGAAAATATTGGCTATATATTTGATGGATCTCAAGCCAGTATTCCAGTTGCACCATCAACTCTTCCAACATTAACTGCTACTCCAACATCTGGTGGTTCGCCTCTTACTGTTACTTTTGGCGTTTCTGCATCAGCCTATCCATCTGGACTAGGATATGCTTCGTACCCAAGATCGTACATAATGAACTTTGGAGACGGAAGCGCTGAGGTCGTATCTTGGCCTACAGGAACAAATAATCCAACGTATTCAAATTGGACACACACATATAGTAATACTGGAACATATACTGCCCAATTGTATTGGAATCCCCAAGGAAGACTTTCTAGGGGAACAAATCAAAGAGCAATTACTATAGGTAGCGCTCCATCTACTCCAACATTTCTTACAGCAACAACAAATAGAACAGACGGTGTTCAATTAACATTTGGTGGATCAAATAATGCTACTAGCTACGATATATATTGGAATCCAAATATAGGAAATACTCCAACAAATAGCACTAGTCCAGATTTTTATGGAGTCTCTTCTCCATATTTAGATACAGGAATGACCGCTGGTACGACTAGATATTATTGGGTTAGAGGAAAAAATTCAGTTGCTACCAGCAATTGGTATCCTGCTGGAAACGGTATACAGGGAACAAGAGCACAGTTAGCAAATCCCACTATTACATCATTATCTGCATCTGCACCTTCCACCACAAGCTCCCAGCTTGTTACTGTAACAGTAAGTTGGACTTCAACAAATCAGTCGTCATTTTCTTGTAGCGTAACTCAAACTGGGGTTGCAAGTTATACTAAATATGGATCAACTGAAACCTCTGCTAATCAAGCAAGCAGTGGATCATTTTTTAATGTCTACTCTGGAGCTAGTGCAACTATTTTGCTAAGAGTTTATAACGGTCCACCAGACAGCAACGGGTTTCCAACAGGAACTTATGCAGAAAGCACAATTAGCTATACTCCACCAATTACACAGACATACGGTCCATGTGAAGTATGGTATTCAAGCACTACTTATGAATGCTCTGGGACATTTAATAGAGATGTAACTACAACATATTATAGAAGAAAAATTCTTACAGGTGGTAATTGGGATGGAAGTAGCTATGATTACAGTGAGTCGGCCTGCGCCCCAACTGTAACATATGGCTCATATGTGCTTACTAATGGAAGATGTGGTCACGTAGATCAACCATTTCAATGGTATTGTTCTATTAACTACTATAGCAATCAATTACCAGACGAACAATATACTTCTAGCTATGATCAATCTACGGTAGTATGTAATCAATATAGAATAGTGTGTTCTTATAACAACACTGGATCTTACCCCTTTGCATCAACTCCTCCAGCATGCACTACAACAACAACTACTACTACAACTACCACTTCCTGTACCTGTGTATATCAGGATATGGGAAGTTACCATTATTCACCACAATGTTGTCCGTCAGGATCTCCAAGAAGCGGCTCTTTAAGCGGAACTACTTCTGGATCATGTTGCCCTAATGTTAATAAAATTCAAAGATGGAATTGTAATACGTTTGACGTAAATAACTCATCAAGTGCCAACTGGTCTGTTTGCTTTACTGTTGGGCAATGTGCTGCTACATCAAATAGCGCTGGAACCAGAACTACATGCTATATTTAATACCCTCTTTACAGAATTGTTTTGAAATGATACAATATTGATATGATTAGATATAGTGAAGTAAATTGGTCTACTCCAGGCGTAAAGCAGAATAGAATAGATAATAATATTGAAGGCGGGAAGCCACTAGCATTTATTATTAATTCTGAAGTTGTAGAGACAATGGCTACAGATAGATGGTTCTCCGATTTTATGGAAACTGTAGAAGAATTTAGAGAGTCCAGCATTCCACAAGACGGAGAAGAGTACTATGTAGACCTTATTAAAAATAATGAGGTAGTTGAAACCCTAGCTTGTGATGAAATGATATATTCCATATTGCTATCAAATGCGAGGGCCGTAGGGTATACAGAAGCAGATAAGTATGCAGAATATATTATTCCAGGATGGAAATATATAAATGGCGAGTTTGTAATACCAGGAGAGATGGAATGACAGAAAAAAGTAAATGGGAACTTTATAAAGAAAAGAAACAAGCTGTTTTGCAACAGTCCGCACAGCCAATTGCAGAAGGAGATAGAGATGCTAGGCCATGGGATCTTCTAGATCCAAGTATGCGTGTTGAAGAAGAAGTAGCTGATCAAAGATACTCTATCTGTCTTTCATGCCCAGAATTAATAAATATGACAAAACAGTGCAAGAAGTGTGGATGCTTTATGGCACTAAAGACAAAAGTTAAACACGCCTCCTGCCCAATAGGTAAATGGTAATGACTTCAGTATTTATTCAAATTCCTTCATATCATGATTATGAACTGGGTAGAACAATAAGAGATGCAATGAATAAAAGCTCTGGAGAAAACCAGATTAATTTTGGAGTTCATTTGTCATACTATAAAAATAATGACATAAACATACCAAATTTAAATAATATTAAAATTGAAATTAGTAAGGCGCCAAACAATTTAGGGCAAGGAACTTCTAGACATATTGCAAATGAATTCTATGATGGGGAAGATTATTATCTACAAATCGATTCTCATACAAGATTTGAAGAAGGATGGGACAAGTCATTAATTGAAAATTATAATTTTTATAAGGACCTCGGCCTAAACCCAGTAATTTCTTGTTATCCTGGTGCATATGAATATAACGAAAATGGTCTTAATATATTAAACGATAAAACAAATGTTTCTTATACAGATTTTATACAGGAACTTAGTTTTGAAAACAATGACCACATTCCTCATCAAAGGGCAGTAGCCAATCAATATGGCAATATTTTTACAAGATCCGTGTCTGGTGGATCAATATTTTCAGATGGCAGCATAGCATCAGTTAAGCCTAACAAAGACATGTATTTTTGGGGAGAAGAAATATTAACAGCAGTAAGGCTTTATACTCATGGATACGATCTATTACTTCCCAAAAGGCAAAATATATATCATTTATATTATGATGAATCTAAGGGAGAAAGAAACCAAAGGCGTCAGGTAGGACAAGACTTCCCTAAACAAATTAGGGAAATAGATGAAAAATCAAAATATGAATTAGCTAATATTATAGACAATAAAATTATTGGTGAGTATGCCCTAGGCTCGGCAAGAACCCTAGAGGAATATGAACAATTTGCTGGGATAGATTTTGCTTTGAAAAAAGTCTATCAGGTGGTATAATAATGGGAGGAGGTTAATATGACTATTGAATTAACAAACGAAGAAAAGTTAAATATTGTAAATCAGCACCTTAAGTCTGTTGATTATTCAATTTATGGATTGCAGTTGGATCTTTTAGAGATAAACTCTATTTCAAATCCAGATGCCTCACAGGTTTCAAATATTAATACTAGAATTACTGCTGCTAATGCAAAAAGAGCAGCCCTTGTCACGGAAAGAGATTCCCTGACTTCAAATACAGAAGAGTAAGGTAAATGACAGATAAAGCTCAATTAGTGATAACAGCACTGCAGCAAAGAATAGGCGAAATTGTTTCAAATTATGAAACTCAAATTGCAATTTTACGTGCAGACTATACAAATATTACGGAACAGCTAGTGCAAAAAGAGAAAGAAAAAGATGCTAAATTTGAAGCGGCAGAAGCCTATTCAGAAAAGCTTGATAACATTACCAACTAATTTTCCTTCAGGTATCGCTGTTAAAACAGATAAAGATACATATTGGATAAAAGATGGTAAGAGATATAGATTAATTTCGGATAGAGCCGCCCAGTCTTGGTGCTTTACTACGGTATTGGCAACTGAAGCGGCGTTATCAGGAACTAAGCTTGTTGGAAAGCTGGGATTCAGAGACGGCACCTTGATCAAGAATCTAGCAGATGGTAAAATGTATCTAGTATCACAAAATAAACTAAGACACATCGTAGACCCAGACTCGTTTAATCGATATGGTTTAGATAGGTCAAAAATGATTGAGGTTTCTGAAAAAGAAATTTTGTCTCATGATTTAGGAGAAAACTTGTAATGGCAATACCTACATTTAACGATGGCGATCCAATTGACGCATCCGTAATCCAGTCCTTGGCTCAAGAAGTTGCTAAGCTTCAGGCCAGTATTCCAAAAACAACAACAGCTGGAACGACAATCAACTTCGAAGCATCTACAGCAGGAGATCTTACAATCCCTAAATTTGTTGCTGGAATATCAGACACAGTAATACTAAAAGCTGGAACATGGACTCCATTTACAATCAATATATCTGGACTAGGGGCTAAGCCTAAATCAATTATACTTACCCAATACTATTCGGGAAAAAATCAAGCTTTAATTTATGCTCCACAGGTTGTTTCATTAACTGATACTTCAGCAAATTGTAAAGTTAGATGCGTAGGCGGAGATGCTGCATATGGCGGAAACTGCAAATTCTACTACCTAGCATTTGCATAATACCTATTGACAACCTAGCTTTATATGCTACAATTTAGATAATATCAAGGTCACGACTCCGTGACCCTTTTTTACGCAGGGAAGTTAAATGACAAACGATTTAAAATGGATGTTGTCATCCGATCAGCAATTTCCTTATCAGGATGATAAGATGATTGCGCTATGGTTTAAGGTCATGAAATGGTTTAAGCCAGATGTAGTTGATTATCTAGGCGATACAGATGACCAGGCTTGCTATAGCAAATATACAGAAGGAAGATCTGCAGAGTTTCTTCAACTTCATAAGGACGACAGCCGTGATTTAATTGTCCCAATGATGCGCCATGAAGCAAAAGGCGCAAGAGATTTTTATGCAAAGACAAGAGATATGCTTCCAGATGCACAATTATTTTCAGCACTAGGAAACCACGATATACGTATCTTTGATTATATAGACAAAAAGCTTCCAGACTATGCAAAAGATGTTACTCCAGAGTCACTATGGTCTTTAGATTCATTAGGTTACGAATATATTTATTATGACTCACTCCCTAAGCGCCGCTTTGGAGATGTTCACGTACACCATGGTATTTCTATTGCAGCAACTGGTTCAGTAAGAAAAGATATGGAAGACCTACAAGTATCATTAATCCGTGGCCACTCGCACAGAATTGCTTCTCATATGGTAACATATGAACTTAGAAATGGTGGCGAAGGAGAAACTCTTCGTGGCTATGAAATTGGTCATATGTGTGATGAAAAGGGGCCAGGCATGAAGTACACTCAGCACCACGATTGGCAAAAAGGTTTTGCTATTGCACATATTGTAAACGATTATCCTCATATTCAAATGATTCATATTGCTCCAGACTACTCATGCGTTGTGGACGGAAAGACATTCACGCTATGATGAAATGTCAAAGGTGCGGTGGAAGAGTGTTTGTAGACAGAGTTTTTTCTCAAAAACTACACACGGAGTTGTTTTGCATCCTTTGCGGAAAGCGATGGATGATCAATAAAGAAACGAATGCATTCGGTAAATGGCTAGAAAAAACAGACAGGGACTACGCAAAAAATTCGTCTATTTCTTCTTAAATGGCAAGCTACATAAAGTACTTAAGCTATCAAGAGCAAAAGATGAGTTGATTGCTTGGTGTTATTTAGATAAAAAAAGGATGATGTATTCTTATTCTCAAGTAGATAAGAATATGGAAAAAGCCTATACTGTAATAGAAGTTAGTAAAATTCTAGGTAGACATAGGGTTACTATAGAAGAATATATTTTACAGGGCAAAATTAAACAGCCTCAAAAAATGTATCCAATTAGTAATCCAGATAGTAAATGGTCTAAGTACATGTTGTCTGAATCGGACATATTGGACATTCATGAATTTATTATTGATGCTGGACACATAAGAGATTTGCCGTCAAAGTCGGAACTTAGGGCCCTTCTCAAACATAATTTAATATTGTATACTAAGACAGAAGATGGAAAATTTGTACCTGTATGGAAGGCGGAGTAATGGCAGAAACAAGAGTTAAAGTGGATCTATCGTTCACACGCAATCTAGGAAACTATGAAAGCATAAGAATTAATATTGGCGTTGAAGATGATGTTAGAAATGGTGAGAATGTGGATTCGGCTACGGAAAGAGTCTACACTTTTGTAGAAAATAAGCTTATTGAAAAAACTCGTGAAGTAGAGCAGGAATTAAAGAATGGCAAATGAGAAACAGCCGTATGTTTTAATTGGTCTATATGAGTCTCTTTATCTAGAGAAGTATAAGAAAAAGCCACGTATTAATAAATTTCGTGAAAAGTGGGCTATGCAAGATGTAATAGATAGTGTAGGATATGATCGTGCAGTTGAACTGCTTGTTTATTATTTTAAAACTAGTAAGTCTGGGCACCCTCTTAATTTCTTCTTTTATAATTTTGACAAAATTGACTATCTAAAAGCAGAGATTGAAAAAGATATTACAAACCGTCGTGTTCTCAGGGAAGCGACTAAGAAAATGGTAGAGGGCGGAGAAGAATGAATACAGAAGCAGAGCTAATATCTGCAGTGTGCAAGAATAAGGATATCAGCACCCTCCTTGCCGATAACGTAGACGAGATCTTTACATCGCATCGTGATATATGGGACTCATTAAAGTCTTACTATTATAAATTTAAAGCTGTGCCAGAAGTTGGTATTCTGGTGGAAAGATTTAAAGACTTTGAGCCAGTAACAACTAAAGGAGAAACAGGGTATTATTTAGACAAGCTAAAGAATGAATATCTTTCTAGTAAGTTAAAGTCTATTCTGATTCAGTCTGGTTCAGCACTAAAAGAAGATGCAGCTTCTCGTGTTCTTTCAGAAATGCAAAGCAAGTTAGCTTCTCTATCTAAGTTTACTAATCATGTTCGTGACGTGGATGTTACAGACTTGGAGTCAGCAGAAAATCATTTCCTTTCAGTTAAAGAACGTTCTGCAGTAATGGGAGGAAGCCCAGGAATTCTTACAGGTTTTGAAGCTATTGATAAAGCATATCCAACAGGCATGGCTCCAGGACATTTAATTGTTGCTATTGGTTGGCCAGGAAAAGGTAAGACATGGTTTACTTCTTACTTGGCATGCAAGGCATGGGAGCAAGGCTTTAAGCCAATGATCGTGTCTCTTGAAATGTCTCCTGAGAATATGCGTGATCGTATTTATACAATGATGGGGTCTGGATTATTTAAAGCCTCTGATTTCTCAAAGGGAGATGTGGATGTTGATACATTTAAAGCTTGGGGTCAAAAAAAGTTTGCTGGGAAAAACTCATTCATACTGGTATCAAATGAGGGAACGGCAGAAGTAACACCTGCAACTATTCAGGGTAAGATTGACCAACATAAACCAGACTTGGTTATTTTAGATTATCATCAGTTATTTAATGATAATAAACGAAGCAATTCTGAAGTAGAGCGAAACAGAAATATTTCTCGTGAGTTTAAGTTACTTGCGGTATCAAATAACATTCCAGTAATAGATATCACTGCTGCAACTGCAGATGATATTTCAGATCAAGATAATCCGCCGATGATGAGCCAAGTAGCTTGGTCAAAGGCAATTGAGTATGATGCTGATATGGCAATGGCTATCCATAGGTATCCAGGAACCAATATGATTGAAGTTGTAAGTCGAAAGAATAGACATGGACATGAGTTCGATTTCTATCTAGACTGGGATATTAATCGTGGTGTCATTACTCCGATTTATGAGAACCTACCAGATATCAATAATGACTCACAGAAAAATTAAAAGATTTCAAATAGATGTGCAGTTTCAAGACAATTCTCAATTAATTAGCTTGAGACCGCAGTATGAAAACCTATTAATTCAGGACATGAGAGGTAAAGGCTACGTCAGGGTACTTGACATAGACCCAGCTTTTTCGGTAGAATTTACAGGCGAGACATGGAAATTCTTAATGAGTATCCATGGTGTTTATGTGGGAAAGAAGAAAGCATGGCAATTAGAGGGTATAACACAAGGGAAGTCGATACCACGCACTACACGCCAGCACATATCAAATCAGTCCTAAAATCAATAGGGCTTGATATTGTTGGCGAAACTAGCAATGACTTTCTATGCTACTGCCCATTTCATTCTAATAGACACACTTCAAGTTTTAGCGTAAGTCGTGAAAAAGGTGCATTTATTTGTTTTAATCCAGCATGTGGTGAAGCTGGAACTCTACAAGAATTAGTAAAGCGTGTTATGAGTAAAACAGAGTTTGAAGCAATGCGTTTTATATCTTCTAAAGAAGCAGAAGTTTTAGAAAATTTTGATGAATTGTTGGCTGAAACAATGGCAGATAAGCCAGTCTTTGAAGAGTTTTCTACTGATACTTTAAATAAACTTCATTTAGTATTATTGTCAAACAATAAAGCTCAGGAGTATTTTAAGTCTCGTGGCATAGATTTAGATTCTATTAATTATTTTGAACTGGGATATTCAGAAAATATGAACATGGTTACCGTTCCAGTACATTCTCCAGACTCAACCCCAATAGGAATTGTAGGCAGATCTATTGAAGGTAAAGCGTTTAAAAATAGTACTAATCTTCCTAAAAGCAAAACATTGTTTAATATTCATCGTGCTAAAAAGATTGGCGATCACGTAATAGTTGTAGAGTCCAGTTTTGACGCAATACGTGTACATCAAGCAGGATTTCCAAATGTTGTAGCAACACTAGGTGGATTTCTATCAACAGAGCAGCACAATTTATTAAACAGACATTTTAATAAAATAACTATAATGACAGATGCTGATAATGCTGGTAGAGAGTTGGGCAAAAGCATAGCAAATAAATTAAAATTCAAAGACCTCTTGTGGGCTTCGTATGAATATGGTAAGATATATCCTCATGATGCAAAAGATGCTGGAGATATGACTGATCAAGAAATTAAGGCCTGCATTAAAAATTCTGTATCCGACATGGAATACAGATCTTGGAACTCGTGATATAATAAAAAATACAGATGGATATATACCATCAACTATAAAGGAGAAATAAATGAGTATAGTAAAGGGTCTAAAAGACCTAAACAAGGCACTAGATAAGCCTACCTATAGCGGTGGGGATGAAAATAAAGGTCGCTGGCTAAAGATTGAAGATGGCGAAAGCGTAAAGATTAGATTCCTACAGGAACTAGATCCAGATTCACCAACATATAATGACAAGCTTGGTTGCGGTTTTATTGCACTAGAGCATACAAACCCAAAGGATTACCGTCGCAAGGCTCTAGATACAATGGAGTCAGAGGGTCGTGACTGGGCAAACGAACAGCATCGCAAGGATCCAAAGGCTGGCTGGAAGGCCAGAACACGCCTATACATTAATGTACTAGTAGACGATGGTAAAGAAGAGCCATACGTTGCAATTCTTTCACAAGGTACAAGCGGAAAAACAATTACACCTACCTTGATTGAGTACGCTGGCGAGATGGGAAGCATCACAAATTTGATGTGGAGAATCAAGCGTAATGGTTCTAAAACAGATACAAGTTATACAATTATTCCACTAGCAAAGGACGAGACCCCGTTTGACTTCTCTGCCTTGGAATTGTATGACCTAGAAAAAACAGCAGTTCGTCACGTTCCATATGCAGAGCAAGAAGCTTTCTATATGGGAGACGGAACAAATGCTGATGAGTCTTCTGCTACATCTAGCAGCGTAGACTGGTAATATCAAGTTAAAGGCGGAGAATTAATGTCATTCACACATCTTCATGTGCATTCATACTATTCATTAATGGATGGCCTTAATTCTCCTGCCGAACTTGTTAAAGCGGCTAAAGATGCTGGACAAACAGCATTAGCAGTTACTGACCACGGAACTTTATCGTCACATCGTGAAATGCAGATTGCATGTAAAGAACAAGGCATTAAACCGATCCTTGGAGTTGAAGCCTATATATCACCAACTGATAGATTTGACCGTTCTTCAAAAACAGATAAGTCAATCCAGGCTTACAATCATATAATTTTATTAGCTAAAAACAAAAAGGGTCTTGAGAATATAAATATTTTGCAAGAGCTGGCATGGAACGAAGGCTTTTATCATAAGCCACGTATTGATAGAGAGATTCTTAAAGAGTATGCGGAAGGTATTATTGTATTGTCTGGATGCCTTAATGGTCTTATTTCTAAGTGCATCGAAAAGAATGAGTTCTCTGAAGCTAAACTTATTCTCAAAGACTTTAAGAAAACTTTCGGTGAAGATTTTTATATTGAGGTTCAGTCTCACAATCCAAAAGAAATAAACGAAGGATTGCTATCTCTAGCAGATGAGCTTAAAATTAAAGCGGTAGCAACTGGAGATGCACACTTTGCTAAAGAAGAAGATCGTATACTAGAAGAGGCTATGCTGATTCTATCAACCTCTCCAAAAGCAGATAAAGAGGCAGACTTTGAAATGTCTCGTCAGATGAAAGATATGTTAGATAGATTTAATTATCTTTATCCAGATAGAAAGATATCTTTCGTAGACTATAATCTATTTATTCAAACTAGAGCTGAAATTGAGGAAGACTTCAAGAAATCAGGGATTAATCGAACAGATATATTTGATAATACTATGGAGATTGCTGAAAAAATTGGAGAATACGATTTTAACAGGGGTCTAGACCTTCTGCCTGTCCCTAAGACC